TGGAGACGGTCCCGAGTGCGACGTGGAAGCGTGTGGCATGCGGACGCGGGGATATTCGTAAGCCGAAGCCGAGTTCGGGCGAGGAGTACGCGGTGTTGACGTGGGCTAAGACCCGCGGCTATGCTGGGAAGAGTTATGATGAGGTGGACGCTATGGGGGTAGCTGAGTATGCACGAAAGACGATTGCCCTTGAGGAGCGTTGATGGCTCCTGCGATGAGTGGTGTGCGTGTGACGGTGGGTGAGTTGCGGGGACTGCTGGGCCGTTACCACCCGGGGATGGTGGTGGTGCTCGAGGCCAGCGAGGCCGAGCAGGGGTACGTGGGTTTGAGCGTTGAGTCGGAGTACATCGTGTCGTGTGAGCGTGAAGGGCATTGGGATGGTGACTGGCGGCCGCGGGGTTTCGATCGTGGGGCTGTGAGTGAGGCGGCGGTTGTGTTGTTGCGGGCGTTGGTAGTGCATCAGTTTGGATTTGAGTGTCCGCGCTGGCTTCCGGGCGTTTACGCTGCGCGGCATCCATAACCAGCGGCCCCGACGCGGATAGTGGTCCACGCCGGGGCCTGAGCACAGGAGGTTCTAACCCTTCCCATGCCCGCACAAGAGCCTAATCCAATGGTCGAGGCCATGAACATGCACGATTGGGGCGTGCTGCATCGGCTCCTCGACCCGGGCGATCAGCGGCCGAAGTACTGGGGCAAGCTCGTGATGGAACTGGTCTATGACTACCTCGACAAGGATGTCGCAGATTGGCTCCGCGACAATGCACCTAAGCCACGCCACGGCCAGAATTACCACCAGTGGCTGAGCGGCCAATACGGCTTGAAGCGACTGACAGAGCATCTGTGGATGCTCATCGGCATGGCAGCGGCGTGCCAAACGATGTCCGAACTGAAGCAAAAGATGGCCGAACGCTTCGGTCGTCAGCAGGTCCAGTTCACGCTGTTTATGACTCCACCGACTGCAACGCGAGCCATCGCCGCGCGCGCGGCCAGTATCGACTCAAATGAGGCCCTAGCGAAACTCTGGCCTGTAGTTCAAGAGGTTAGGACGAACGGCCGATTAGGGGGTATGGGACCGCTAGAGAAGAGGGTCGAGGAGATCATCGAAGGCGCAACGATGGCCGCCGAACCGGCTTTGGGTGCCGTCAAGGGCCTTCGCGATCTCAACATGGAGATCACTCCCCTTCAAGAGATCGCGCTGCTGCAGGGCAATGTCAGCGGCTTGCAGGAGGCGATGAAGATGCTGGCGCGCGAGATCCAGACGCTGCGCGATCTCTAATCTCGCGCGCAGCCTCCTTACCCGATAGGCCCATCAGCTCGAGAGCGCGCACGAGGGGTCGCGGTGCTATCGATGCCTCAAGCGCGGTTAGACGCTTCTCAAGCTCATCGAGCCGCGCAGCAGAGCTTCGCGAGGATCGTGAGGTCGATGTGGAGCTGGACACGGGTCAATCCTCGCACGCGTAGCGGCAGTAGTCCCCATTCGTGCTTGAGCCGTCCGAACTCGCGCTCGACGGCGCCGCGGGCTTTGTAGAGCGACTTCCACCGTGGATTGTCGCGGGGTAGGAACTTTGAGAGGCGCAATCCCTTGGGGCATTTCGTGTTGCGTACCGCGATCACGGGCAACACTTTTCGTCTCGCGCAACCTTCGTAGATCGACGCTGCGTCGTAACCCTTGTCCATCGCTACGGTCCGGATCGGTAGCCCCCGTCGTATCGCAGCGTCGAGCAACGGGATAGCAACAGGTACTTCGTGTTCGCGTCCGGTCCGTATTTGCCATGCGAGCGGGAGACCCGTGACGGTGCACGCCGCGAGGTGGATCTTGTAACCGTAGAAGCCACCGCCCTTGCGTACCGATACGCCCGTGCGGTGGCCCCATGACGCATCTGGATCGCTGTACTCCTCGACACGACACTGACCGTTAGCGAATGCGGGAAGGTCCGAGGCATCGATCGCGATGTGTTCGCCCATTCCCGGCCGTTCGCTACGCAACCGCTCAAGCACCCGTCCGATACAACCGTCGAGGAGGTCTTTGTTGGCACGGAGCTTGCCGGCGAACCTGTACGCCGCAAACACGCTGGGAACGGCCCCTAGCGCGCGTTGCAGAGCCTCGTGCTCGTGAACTAGAGCAACGGTCCTCGACCACGTTGAGATTCCGTAGATGCTCTTAGCGAGCGCCACACCGAGCAATGACCGGATCGGGTAGCCCGGCCTGCCGGTCCATCGTGTGTTCTCGAGGTCTTCGATTAGCCGCGCAATCTCCGGAGAATCGAGGATCGCGGCAAGTTCAGCCGCGCGACAGCGTGGTACGGTCGATGAGGCCATTGGAGGTAAGGCTCCTGTGGTCCAGGCCCCCGGCAGCGCCAACTGCGCGGGGGCTACTTGTTGAGTTCAGGCGCTGAGATTCGCCCGCAACCGCCAACCTCCTCCTTGTCGCTTAGCAACGTGGAGCGCTACAGGCTTGCTCGGCTTCGCCAAGCTTTTGCCTCCCCCTCCGACCGGATTTGTAGTGCGCTCGCCAACCAGCGCATGCTTCGCCATAGCCCTCTGACGGCGTTCATCGATGCAATGCGGCTGAAGGATGAGTCCCAACGCGCCTAGTCAAAGATCGGCGCGCGCAGACGAGGGTTCTAGCCTCAGCTCCCCTTCAGCGGCCTTCCTGCTTGACGATGGGCGTTGGGATGCGCACAGGATTCGCGCACGTGGGTCCGCCGGTCAGCGAAGTATCTTTGGCCAGCGTTTTCACACTCGCATTAAAGCCCATCCACCGGACGACAGGAACCCGGTGGATGGGCTCTTTTTAGGAGCCGCAGCGCCTTCCCAGCGCCCCTTCTCAAGGTTTCTTGGCTTCCTGCGCTTCAAGCTGTTCGGTGTATTTCAGCGCTTTGCTCGCCGCTAGGGGACCCAACTGCTTTTCGATCGCGTACAGCGTACGCTGGCGATCGACCGGATCGTAGGGCAGTCGTTCTTCCCACACCTGAACGTTCCCAGCGACCCACGGCAGCACAGAGCAGCCGGAATGTCCTTCGGACAGGCAGTTCTTGCGGTGTAGTTCGCCACCGATCCACAACGCGCCCAGGACGCATAGGGCGACCAGTACCGCGATCAACTTAGCGCTAATCACCATCCGCTCGTTTCTGGGCGTGGCTGGAGAGACCGCATCCGCAGCTAAGGACGATGATGGCCGGGATGCTCGTACGGATATTTCGTCGCGTTTGAGCATTTCGAGGCGCACATCCTGACAGATTCCCTATTGAGATATCGGTCAGGTCGAGTGGGGTCTACGGATGGACCAGGCCGACCCCCGCACCATGTTCGGCGCGACCCTCCGTCAAGCCCGCGAACACGCCCACCTAACCCAAGAAGGACTCGGTCTACGAGCCAACTTCCACCCCACAGAGGTCAACCGACTCGAGCGCGGACGCCGCAACCCCGGACTGTTGACGATCATCAAGCTCGCCAAAGCACTCAACATCCCTGCTAGCGACCTATTGAAGGGGCTCTAGCGATCCGGTAGCCTTCGCGATTCCACATGCCCGAAGTCCCTGAGCGTATCGCACGGTTGGTCGGCAGGCTCGATGAGGTCCGGGGTGAGGGCGACTGCCCCGTATGTGCGGCCAACGCGTGGGATTACGGACTCGATGTGCTCGCTATCCCTAAGGGCGCGCCGAACCCCAAAAGGCAAGGACTTGACGTCCTGACATACATCTGTTCCAACTGTGGATATCTCAGGCTTCATTCCGCACCTCACCTCGAAGGCCGTCCCCAAGACTGGAGCGACCTTCCCCAGTCTGACTAGCAGCTCGGTCGCCACCCCTCCCTAGTTTCGCTAGACCCTCAAATGTTCAGTTTGAGCAGCCAGAGACCCTTACTTTGCTCGAGCCAAAAGCTCATTAAAGACGGGGATATAGGGCGAATTGCGCAGGCATTTACTCGAGCATTTGGTAGCTCAGTCTGTCCGACCGCTCAGGCATAATGTTCAGTATGAACCGGCTGAGCACAGAGCGCCGCGCGCAGATCCTCTCGATGCTGGTGGAGGGGGGGCGTCGTGGGTAGCTAGGCGTCCGCCGTGGGCGGGAGAGTGGTGGGGTTCACGACGAAAGGAGCGCGCCACGAATGGGAAGCGCGACGACGGATCGGCCTGCAACGGCCGATGGCATGACGGATGAGGAGCGGGTGGAGCTCGATGAGCTTCAGGAGCGTGCGAAGGGGAAGCGTAAGGGGCTGGAAGACGAGGCGGGTCCTGCGGTTGGTGATATGCCTCCGAAGGATCCTGAGCCTGGGCCGGAGCCGGAGCTTGAGAAGATCCTTGTGAAAGGGTCCGACGGGAAGGTGTTCGACGTCGGTGGCAAGTTGCCGCAGTCGGCTGTCTTGAAATTGAACGGTGCGACGTTGGAGATCCTGCCCGGGGAGGGGTTCGAGAAGGGAGCAACTGTTCATTTCTCGGGGATCGCGCGTGTTGTGAGCGTGGGATCCAAAGACCGGCTCGATAAACGGACGTTGACTGCGGTTGAGGCTGTGCAGGAGCACAGCGCTAAGATCCTCGACTTCGTGGTCGACAAGATCGTGGAGCCCTGAAGCTTTAGACTGTTGGGCGAAGGGTGCCATCACTGGCGCTGCTTCGTTCGTGACGGGGCATCTTCGGGTGCCCCGTCTGCTTTCTCCGTCCGCCGCAGGCGCGATGCTTCTACATATCGTGCAAGGGATTCAGGGTGGATGATGCGGAGTGCCGGAAGGCGCTGTCTGGGGCTGAGGCTCGTGTGTCGTTGCGGGAAGCGCACGGTCCTTTGGTCGATGCGATCCCAGCGGTACGGCGACGAATGCCTGGGTTCTGTCCGTACTGTGACGGGTTGGGTGCGGTCCCGACACACGACTTTGAGGCGACGGGTGAGACGATCGAATGCTTGCGGTGTCTGGGGAGCGGCGACTTGGACGCTGCTCGGTTGCTCGCCGCGTACGAGTGCGGGCGCCGCGATGCGCTCGTGGAGCTCGGTGTGGTGGTGGCTGAGGCGCGGAAGGTGCTCGAGGTCGGTGGCGAGGCGATTAGGTCGGGGGATATGTCTCGGATGACGGCTGAGCAGTTGCGCGCACGGGTAGGCGGCGGCTGACATGGGGCAAGTGGTCCCGTTGCGGCGTGGTCGACGTGCGATCCAGACGGTGGGGACACCGGAGGAAGCGGTAGGCGCGCTTGCGTTGATGTTGGGCTGGAATGGTGGGGTGCTACCGATGCACGTCGATGATGGGCAGACGCGTCCGAAGGTGCATCACAGGCGCTGCGGGCGTGGTGCGACGGACTGGTTGCTGGGTGGTGTGCGACGTTTCGACGGGCGCCAGTCCCTGGACGTCGCCGTGGGCTTGCCGGAAACGCGACCGAACGTGCTGGGACCGTCGTGGTCGACGGTATTGTGGGCGTGGGTCAGTGGGAAAGATCAGGTGTGGCGTGCTGGCCAGTTTCGACCGTTGCCGTCGATGGTGTTGAGAATCGATGGGGGCTCGAAGCGGCTGTTGTTGTGGTTCCTTCACGAGGCTGTGCCGTACCCGTCTGTCGAGCCAGCGAACCGGAAGATCGCGTACGCGTTGCGTGCAACGCAGAAGTGGTCGAAGCCCGAGCTCTTGCGCGTGCCGTTGCCGGGGACGTTCGTGCGTGTGGGGCGTTCCCGGCCTGCTGCGGTCCTGGTGACGCGCCTCGAGGATCGCACGTGGACACGATCACAAGTGGTGGGGCGGTTGAAGGAACCGCCTTCGCCCGATGCGTGGAGAGACCGAAGGAAGGCTCGATGAGCTGCACCAGGCACGGTCCTTCGTGGGCGGATCGACGGGATGGGACTTGCGTTGTCTGTGCCGCGCGTCTGCGCGCTGAGCGCAAACGTGACGAGGCGGCGGCACCTCGGATAGACGAACAGTTGAAGTTCCGGCTCAATGACGAGGATGTCGTAGTGGTCAAGCTCTCTCCGAACGGCGCGCGGCTCCTCGGTATTGAGTAACGCCCGGAGCGCCCGTTACGGTCCCCGAACCTCGCCATATGCGAGAAGGCGTCTCTGGGACGCGTTAGGAACCGTCCTAACGGCGGTTCGACCCGAGGGAAGGGGAAACCCCATCTCACTTCGTTCATTCGCTCTCACGGCCGTTGTGTGGGCTCTCACGGCCAGTCCAGCGTCCGGTTCGCTGAAGCATTACGGCTCGTGCTCGCTAAGACCCTGCGCGGTCTACCCGCACTACTGCTCCAACCGGGATCCTCGAGCGTGCGTGCTGCGCATCATCCGCGCCAAAGATATTCAGGAGCCCGAGCGGTCGTGGCTCCTACGCGTCCCGTACTGCGAGTCGCGGTGGAAACCATCGGAACGACCAAATCGAGAGGGTGCGACCGGCCTCTACCAGTTCCTGCCATCCACGTTCGCTGGCACACCGCAAGGCAACGGGCACCCGGAGCGCATCTACTCCGCGTACTGGCAGACCCTCGCCGCGCACTGGCTCTACAACCGTGACGATGGTGGTTCCGAGTGGGAATGCAAGTAGCCTCCCGCTCGAGCGTGGCTCCCGGGCATGGTGGGCGAGGAGAACTCGTCACAGGCTCCATCCAGGTCTCATGAAACACCCGGGATCACGCTGTTCCTCGTTGCTGGTGGAGCGGTCAGCGATAGCCCATAGTACATCCCTCCCTGGGCAGTAAGGGCTTGGAGTACCAACAGCTTAAGGATTCCGGTTGCGGTAGTGAAGTAGCGCCCAAGGGCCGGCTTTCGAGGTTGCCGTGCTCCACGGTCTTTGACTGTCCCGGTGGTCCGCCGTCGCGTGCGCGGGCTCTGCGGGTGTCTCGCGTGGGAGTTGGCCGGAGTGTCGCCGGTCTTTCGCTCTCGCCGCTTGCGTTGTGGGCGTTAGGCGGCGGCAATGTCGAACGGAGCTACGCCTGTCCGTCCGGTAAGATCCCTTGTGGTTCTCACAGACCGAAATGTAGCACCTTCGTTATATCCCTTGCAGGAGCCTAGGTGCTTACGGGGCCATCGACGTTGCTAACGCTTCGTCGGTGGCCCTTCTTGTTCTGTCCGGGGTAGGGGGGATGCTCCCGACCGTGAGCGTCACGACGGTACTCCACCCCAACCAGCAGATGTTCCCCGCGGGAACGGTCTGCACGGTCGTCAAGGAGACGAATCTCAGCCCGATGTATCGCAATCCGGGACGGCGCCCGGGGTCGATTGCGGCTGAACCGACTCTGGCGGCCGACGGTTCGCTGACGATCGAAGGGCTAGAAGCTGGCGCGCAGTATTCGGTGTGGGCGTCTGTTGCGGGTGCGGATAGTCGCGTGCGGTTCATGGCTGCACCGGTGCCCGTGCATAAACGCCTTCCTGTCTTGCCGTGAGCGAAATCACGCTCCACCCGGACCCGCAAGGGTTCCCGTCGGGCACAACGATCAAGTGTTATGCGGCACCACTGCCCGAAGGAGCACCGCTGAAAGGCGTCCCTGCTGGTGTTGCGGCCGCTGAAGCCGTTGTCGCTGCGAACGGGTCCCTGACGTTCACGGGGCTGACGGAAGGCTCGCGCTACGTGGCCTACTCGTCTGTCGGGAGCGTCGATCGTTACGTCTTCTTTCAGCTCTATCACCCGACCACTATCGCTGAAGCGCTGCTGAAGGGCAACAACCTGAGCGATGTGGGTACGCCAGCGACGGCCCTGGCGAACATCGGCGGCGCGAGCACGGCGTCCGTCACGACCGAGAAAACAGCTCGAGAAGCAGCGGATACGACGCACGCGGCCCTCACGACAGCCGCGCACGGAGGGATTGTGGCGTCCACGGACGCACGGTTGACCGATCAGCGTGTCCCGAGCTCGGAATCGGTGACGGACGCGAAGGTCGCTAGTGGTGCGGCGATCTCGATCCGCAAGATCGGTCTGCGGGCCGTGGCCACGAAGGCCGCGAACTACACACTGACGACGACTGACGACTACATCGTGGCGAACGGCACCGGTGGCTCGTTCACGCTGACGTTGCCGACGGCTGTGGGAGTTACCGGCCGTGAATACACGATCAAGGCGAACCTCTCGGGTGTAAACGTGGTGACGGTGGCCACGACGGGAGGTCAGACCATCGATGAAGCCTCGACTATCGCGCTCTCACTGTCTGCGACCTATAAGGGGATCACGGTCGTCTCTGACGGCGCTAACTGGTGGATCGTCTAATGACGGTTTCCAATGCGCCGACGACCGGCAGCCTTGGCGCTGTTGACCTCACCACGAATCAGAACGTCGGGGGTATCAAGACCCTGACGTCTGCCCTTGTCGTGCCCGTCGCGGCTGGGGGGACAAATCCGCCGCGCAAGGAATACGTTGATGCGGAAATCACGGCGCTTCTGGGGATCATCAAAGGGCTACAGGCCCATCCCAACGTCCAGTGGGCCACAACGGTTGCGCTGCCGACGAATGTCTATGCGTCGGGCGTTATCACGGGTAGCGCCCTGGCGGCTCTCTCGATTGACAGTGGCTCCCCAGCCGTAGGCCAGCGTATTCTCGTCAAGAACGAGGCGGCAGCGGCTAACAATGGACTGTATGTGGTCACGAAAGCGGGAGGTGTCGCCGAAGCGTTTGTCCTAGGCCGCGTGGCGGACATGAATGAAGCGTCGGAGATCCCCGGGGCGTTCGTGTTCGTTGAGGAAGGAACCGTCAACAAGGCCACCGGCTGGTTTGTGGCGTCACCGGGACCGTTCACGATCGGCACTACAGCGATTCCTTGGTCGCAGTTCACTGGTGCGGGGGACCTGAGCGCTGGTGAAGGCATTGCGATCACTGGTAATCAGGTATCCACCACTTCGGGTCTTATGAGTGCTAAGGATCCGGCGTTTGGGGTTGTGGGCGACTTCAAAATGACGGGTGCCGTAATCACGATTAGCGAAGGCAGCCTCAAAGAAGGCACCCTCAATACGGTTCCCAGCGATCTCATCGCCGGGAAGACGATGATCATCGTGGGATTGACAGCGCCTCTCCTAGTGCAGGCCGTGAACACGGGGACGAAGGTTGTGACGTTCACGACTAACGCTTCCGGGGCAGTCGCAAGCGCCTGGTGTGGGTGGGGAACAGATAACACGTCGAAACTCAACGCTTTCTTTGCCTATATCTTTGAAAATCAGCTTACGGGCATCTGGCCCTCGGGGAAGTATCTAATCACCGGGACCGTGGGCTGGCCTGACGGGGGTGAAGGATGGGCCGGGGGTACGATCATCTGCGGGGGCGCGGCCCTCAACACGGCCCTGTATGGAATCAAAGCGAATCTCCCACACAACGGGGGAACGAGCCTGATATGGGGTGGTGCTAAGGGGGGCACCATGATGGCCTTCCATCGCATTATGCACGTTCACTGGGTGGGGGGCTTGAGCCTTGTGGGGCAACCCTCTTATTCTCCGAGTGAAGTCTTCACGACATTTGGCAACCGTGCGGGGATTGGGTATCTCGTAGCCCAGACAGGAAACCCGGCTATAGGTACTGGCTACCATTTCTTTGACGATCTGGTGGTAGGGGACATGTATCTTGGGCTTCAATTCGCCGTAGGCCAGAGCGATAACAATTGTGATACGTCACGCTTCAATCGCATAGTTGCCAACCGGTGTGATCAGGTCTTCCTCGCCAGCGGGGGACAGCAGATGGCTTACACGGTCGGGTTCGCCCATTTCATAAAGTGCAAGCGGGGATGGGTGTTGGCAGGTGGGGGCACTACCGACGTTCAGCTCCTCAATCTTAGCGGATGCATTCCTGCGGAATCGCGGGAAGATAGCGGTGCCACTGCTTCTAACGGGGGATCAGTAGTGACCGATTCGGCTGTTGTCGCCTCCGATGTGGGAAGGCTTGTTACGGGAACGAATGTTCCGGCGGCGTGTTATGTGGGCACCGTTACGCCTGGGGTTTCCTTCACGACCGTCAATGGTCCCGGTAGTGTGACCGCCGCGACTATGACGGGGGCCGTGACGGGTGTAACGCTGGGACAAGTCTTTAGCGGCGTCGAGGCGCGCAGCGAAGTCAACGCTAGTAACTCGCGTGTGGGGCTCATGCGTATAGAGCAGGGTACCTATGGGTGCATCTATGTGGGTGGTACATCCCAGCTGAACATTGACTCGTTCGAGGAGGCGCTTACCGAAGCGGCTAACAAGAACCTGTTCTATATCGACGGGGGCTCTAGTCCCGGTGGCTTCTTGCGCATCGGGCAACTGAACATGTTCAGTTATAACGAAACACCGAGTATTACCAACTCACCCTTTTACATGGGAGCGGCGGCGTCTCGCAGCGGACAGCTCGTTATTGATGAGGCGATGTGGAACGGTCCGGGCTCTGTCATAGCTAAGCTTCAGCACTATTTCTTCGCGAATGCAAACGCTTATGCGGATATCACGGTGCGTGTACTTCGGGATCGTTCGGGGAATACGCAGAATCCAATAAATACACGCCTACAGAGGGGAAAGTGCTTCCTCTATGGCAGCACGACGGATGCGACAACGGCTGTCACGTTGCAGCAGGGGGGGCTGCCCGTTACCGATGTCTTCGCTTATGGCCCCCAAGTACCGAAGGGATATGCGATCATCCTTATTACGATCTTTGGCGATCGGGGGGATGGTACGTTCTCGCGTTTCCAACGCCAGCTCAATGTGTTCCGAACGAGCGGTGAAGCGACTACTTCCTTCACGACTCCTACCGGCTGGACGGATACGGCCGAAGGCACGGATCAGATCAGCACAGCGGCTGTTAGCGCTAACAAGACGCTCGAACTCAAGATGAAGGGCACGGCCGCGAAGACGATCGCTTGGCAGGCGACGGTAGAGATGCTGGCCTGGACGGCGGCGACGGCTCCATGACGCTTCTTAATCTCCCTGTCCCCGGCACGATCACGGGTCCTATAACCCACACGGGCTCCGCTGTCGGCTTTTACAGTCACACGCCAGTTGAACGCACGGCTGCCTACACGCTGACTTACGCGTCGGTCGCGCGCACCCTGCCGAGCACTACAGCGGCAGCCATCGCCACGACCGCTCCCCTGAACGTGGGCGCTCTGTTTGCCTATGCCAGTGAAGCGCAGGCAGCTTCGATACCCACCGCGATCAACGCTCTACTGGCCGATCTCGAAGCGACGAAGAAGCTCTTGGGACAGCTCGTCAAAGACCTTCAGGGCTACGGGTTGCTGCAATGAGCACGGTTGTCTTGCGCCCCGATCCTCAGCTTTTCCCCGCGGGAACGAACGTCAAGGTGTACCCCGAGGCACTACGAACTCCCTCTTCGCGGTTGACTGGGAAGCCTCCGGGTGCGCTCGTGGAGGAAGTGGCAGTGGGGAACGATGGCACGTTGACGGTGATCAACTTGACGCCGGGGACTTCCTTTGTGGGATGGGCCGTCGTGGGAGGCATCGATAGCTACGTACGGTTCGCATGTCCCGCGTTGGCACCGGGTGTGGACGGTGAGAAAGAACGCGCTGAAGCAGAGGAGGCTACGAAGGCGAAAGCGCCTATCAAAACGGGTGACATAGAAAACTTGGCTGTGACACGCGCGAAGATCGCGCTTGGGGCTATTGGTTCTGCGCAGTTGGGCGAATCGGCCGTGCAGGCCACGAACATCGAAACGTTCGCCGTTACCAAAGGTGCGATCAACGGGGAAGCGATATCTGACGACAAGATCGCGGCTAACCGTGCGCTTGTCGTGACGAACGGTGGTTGGGGTGCGCAGGTAGAACGCGCTAACAACACCGAATTTGAACCTAGCGCGACGAGGATGACGATGGTCGCTCTCACGGCCGAACGCACCGAACTGAGTTTGCAGCAGGGGATGGAAGTCTTCGTCGGTGGTGTGCATATTGCGTCGTTGTTTGAGTCCGCGACGGTGGCTGCGGAACTGGGGGATACGCTGGCGTTCAGTTTCTTCTGTCCCCCTGGGGTCAAGTGGAAGGTTGTGGCGACGCGCAGCAAAATCAAGTCGTCCTATCTCATCCTGTAGGCCATGCCGCTCGAGGCAGCGGACCGTCCCCTAACACCGTTGGAGTGGGAGGCCGTGGAGTGGTTGGCGCGCACGGGCCTGAACGGTCGGCAGATAGCGGCTATTGGCGGACCGTCTCAGGATGCGTTGAAATGGCGTGTGGGGACGGCTTGCCGTCGACTTGGTGTTCGCGGTGTGCGGGCGCTTGTACGGCATTGTGTTGAGGAGGGGTGGGTCGAAGAGGGCTACCGCGAAGATCCGCAGGTCACTGTGGCGCAGCGGTCCTATCTCGAAGCGTTCGACCGGTTGCTGCGTGCCAGGGACGACACGACGGCCCGGATTGCCCGTCAGACCATGCGTAAACGGCTTCTAAGCGTCTTCGAGGAGTCCGGGCAGCCTGAGCCACCCGTGAGGCTCCACAGACGGCTACAGAGCCCTAGGGCGCTTCCGGGGGAGTTGTTGCCGCATCTGAGGCTCGCGGCATAGCTCGTTTTAGATTCTCGAACGGTGCCTCCCAGAAGTTGCCATTGCAGTCCGTGAGTTCATAGAAGACCCCAGGATTCATGACGCCGATACGGGCCCTCGTTCGGACATACATGCCCCACTTGCGGGGATTGTCGTCGCTGGCGTAGGCGTTAACGAACCACTCGCCAAACCGGGCGGTATCAAGGCTCATCGGGTTCCTTTCGTTGGGTTAGCCATCCTTCGACCTCTGTCTTGCTCCACAGCTCCACGAGACCGCCCTTCGCCTTGATCCTCAGCACGGGCTCAGGGAAGTCCTTGCCACGCCAACGGATCAGCGTCTGCCGCGTAATGTTGCCGCAGAGACGCCGTGTCTGTGCGTTAGTGATGGTCTCGCGGCGCACGAACTCCCATAGGCCGAGGATCTTGCGACCCGGGCCTATGGTGAGCATTCCGCGGCGCACCTTCACGCGAACTACCTGCTTACGGGTGTCGATTATCTCAGCCGACATAGCGCTCCAGTTGCCGCGTGGTTGGCTGCTCTACCTCGGCTATCCACACCCACGGGATCGCGTCGAGCGCTGGGCGTAAGTGCAGCCAATCCTCCCACCTGAGGACGAGACGCCCCGCTTCGCTGCGATGGATGTCCGGGGGTCTTTCCTCTCCGTTGGCGTGCTGTCGTCCTGTTTCGACGGTGATGTGTGCGTGGTCCCCCAGCCGCACGACGCTGTAGAGGACTATTCGTCCTTCGTAAGTGTCGGGGGTGGGTGCGTTGAAGGTGTACCCCCCCGGCCTATCGCCGTTCCTGTTGCGCTCGGCTGTCTCGGCGCTTACTAGGTTGCGGGTGTCGATCGTCTCGTGCATCAGGCGAGCTTGCAGGGCCCCTCGTGACCGATCGGTTGGGCGCACCACTGCTCGCCGGTGCCACTGTCGGTGATTTTGCCGCAGGCGGCGGGATGGGCGTGAGGGCTGCGTGCGCCCCGCGCTTGGCTGCGCTGGCGCAACTCCTCGAATATGGCGTCTGTTTGCGGGTCTTTCGTGGCTGCCTGGAGTTGATTGTGGATGTGTAGCTCTTCGGCGATGGCGAGGAGGGAGTGGGAGTTCGCCAGGGTGAGCGCGAACTGCCCCGTTTGGCCTACTGTTTCTCCTCCCGTGGGGTGTTGGTAGCGGTCGTGGGCTTGCTTGAGCGCCGCGCGAGCGCCAGCGATGTTGTCGCTCATGCTGCCGCCAGTCGCGCTGCCTTGATCGCATCGTGCAATGTCACGGTCGCTCCGACGAGCAGTCGTCCCTGGGAAGCATCGATGGCCGTGATGGCGCGTTGTGCATCCGCGACTGTGAGGTTCTGCCGCGTCCCGTCGCAGAGGTCGGTGGCGCTGCTCAGGGGGATTAGTTCCTGACCGTTGTCGTCGATGATCGTGAGGGTTGAGATGATCTTCAGCATGGATCTTCTTTCGCTCGTGGTGTTTATGAACGTGCTAGAGGGCGGTACATTCGCCCAAAAAGGGCCCCTTTGCTGGGGGTTTAGAGTCAACGGGGGCAAGCACTTCGCGAACACGGCGACGTGTCTCAGCACCCTGAACTATCGAGGTGGAGCAGACGGCTAGCAAGACGTTTCGCAGTGCGTTCTCCCGCGTTCTGGTGTCCCCTTCTACTTGTCCCCAGAGCTCGCGCTCACGTCCTACTAGATGCTTCCACGGCAGCGGATGACGGTACGCGAAGTGCCGTGAATAAGCGGCGTAGAGCTCCTCTCCTGCGCTCATCCTGTCGTCCACCCGTGGCGTTGCACCGCGTCGGCCATCGTGACGATCTGTCCCCTCAGGGGACTGTCGGCGGGGGTTCCCATTTGCGCGTCGTACTCGTCTGGCTGAACCGTGATGGTGATGTACTCGCGTTCCTCCAATTGCGTTCCGTCGAGGCAGGTGCGAGCCGCCCAGGAATCGAACCACGGGTACCGTTGCAGAAGCGCCGCTGGCCCCATGTGACCTGCCTCGATCGTCTCGACTCGCTGACCGTTACGGTCCATGGCGATGAAGAGTTCGCGCTTGTTACCGTGCTCGTCGGGGGCGCTTACGACACGAATGGCCGTGATTGGACAGTTGAGGGGGATCTTCTCGCGTGAATCAGGCATCTATGCTCATTTCGTTCGTGGTGGTGTTACACGGCTCGCTTGCCGCTCACAGGCCCACAGAGCGCGTCTGTGGACCCGTGGCCGGTTCGGGAGGGGTAAGGGGGACGGTTGGGCTCTCGGCGGGGCTTAGGCGTCCTTCCTGCGGCGTATGGCGTAGCGCGCGGTTACGGTGCGGAACCCGTCGGGCCATTCTACGCCGATGCTGTTCATGGTCCCGCGCGCCCACACTCGGCACGGCTGGCCGAAGCGCTCACCGTGCTTGACGTGCCACGCCCAGCGGTAAGGCCACGTGGTGACGGGTAGGCTCACGCCGCGCTTTCTTTCCTGCCGTAGAGCGGGGGCATTTCTTTGAGTACGCGAAGCCATGCATGGCGTAGCAGAACCGACGTAGGATCAGCGGCATGGGCGTCGTGTGCTGCGTGCTCGAGCTTGACCCACTCCGCGAACCGTTGCCGGCCGCGCTCAATGTGGCGGCGGCGAGCTTCGACCTGTCGTGCTCGGACCTTCCGGGCCTTCGCTAGCGCCCTTTCGCGACGGTAGATCATGCGCTCGTCCACGAGCGGCATCGTGAGGGATGACTGCATCGTTCTGTCCTTTCACTGGCTTGCAAGATACTGCAACGCTTCGTTCGTACCAACCACGATACAGCACGCTAACGTTCCATGCAAGGACGGTTAGTGTCCGCGGCCGCCAGGAGAATCAGCCGCGTGCCGTACAACAAGGTCTACTCAGACGAGCAACGCCAAGCAGTCATCTACGCATGGTGCGACGCCAAGCTCCGCCCCGCATACAAGATCAGCCGTCAAGCACTCAACGCTGAACTGCGCCTGGACGGTCGCACAATCCCCTCGTTCACGATCCCCGAGGCCAGCGCCCGCGAGATAGGCAAAAAAGAGGAACGCAGACGCCGTGGCCTAGCAGGATCCAAGCTCGCCGAACAAGCCCCACGAGAAGCCGTAGAGAGCAGCCGAAAGAGGCTAGCCGCGATCCTCGACCACGAGCTCACAAGGCTCGAAGACGAACAACGCCGCAAGACAAGCAAACCCATCGACGGACTCCGAATAACCAAGCTGGCACGGGCCACACGAGAGCTAGCAGCGATGCCCGGACCGGACGATGCGAGACCCGCGCCCCCACCACTAACAAGGGGCAGGGATACGGACTCAACACTCGCCGGACAACTACGCCGCGCAGCACGAGGAGGACCAATCCAACCAGACACGACCGCGCGGACTCCTCCCACACCACCAGAGAACACAGAAGAAGACACACAACGCCCAAACAAAGAGGGCGCAGACACAAGCGAACACAGCAACGGCACGCAACCAAACACAAACACAGACCACGAAACAAACGGGGAAAGGCCCGATTCGGCGGCGTTTGAGCGGCGTGGGGCCCTTCAGGCTGAGAGGGTGACGGTGCGTCCGGCCTAGTGATTCGGTTGTTCTCGGTCCTGATCTGGCTCTATTACTAGTGATAGGGGAGGGTCACTGTTCGGACGTAGGAACACTGTTTTGCGGTGTTTTCGAGCGTTTAGCCTGCAAATGAGAGGGTTTTCGGCCCCCCCGGCACCCCCTAGACGGCTGGGACTCCCGCAGCGCAAAAAGTGACTCCCGTCTCTCTGTGCGTAGTCAGCGGGTTGCCGTAGGGTGTGGTAGGTTTTGGGGTGTGAGGCGGAAGGTCACATTGAATTTGGACGAGGGGTTCGTGGAGCGGTTGGATGGGGTGTGTGGGGGTCGTCCGAGGTCGAGGGTGATTGAAGTGTTGGCTGAGGGGGGGTTGGGGAGCGTTGGGGGCTTCTCGCACGTGGTGTGGCCAGCCGAGCCGCCTGACGTTCCTGGAGAGTTGGCGCTGGGCGAGGCTGTGCGGGTGACGAGTCTCGACCCCTTGGGGGCCGTGGCTGGTACGAAGCCTCGATCGGCGAGGGAAGGGAAATGTCGGGATCACCCGCAGGCCAAGCTGGTGTTTGTGAAAGGGCGCGGTTGGTTTTGTAGTGAGGCTGGGTGTCCGTCGTTTTTGGGTCGATGATGAGTGGGGAGGGGCCGGTGGCTGGGTTGGGGTCGTATCCGTCTGCACCGTTGGGTGTGGATGAGCGCAGGGCGTATTTTGCTGACCGTAATCGGCGGATTCAGGAGGCGGGGATCAAGCCTCCGGTGTCGGGGTCGTTTGGTGGGAAGGCGAAGGGTGAGAAGTGAGCGGGTATCCCGACATCGGGGGTCTGTCGTTGCTGGTTTACCGTGAGTGTCCGTGTGGGCGGTGGTGCGCGACGGGTGAGGGCGCGATAGCGCCTGTCTGTGCTTCCTGCGAGGGTTTCTACGTGCCGGGTGGCGGTCCGCGGGAATCACCTCCGATGTTTGGCGAGGATCACAGCGAGGCTCGTAGGTTGAGGTGCTTGGCGTTCGTTGGCTTCTTGACGAGCGAGCAGGGCGCTGTGGGCTTGCTGTCGCGCGTCAAGGACTTCCTGGGCCTGCGAGGGGATGTGTTCATGCGCTGTGAGGGTGAGAACGGCGCTCATTACACTCAGCGTGAGCGTGCCGATAGGTCTACGGAGATGGGACGCGCCATCGATTGAGGTTGTCTGCGGGATCGCGTACGCTGCGCCGCGTGTCCTTGAATGCTCGATCTGGAGGTCGTCATGGCTGGTGAGGGTTGTGTGGTTGTGGCGGGCGTTTTCCCCGCGGGTACTGTTTGTACGCTCGTGAAGGTGCCGGATGAGACGGTGCTGCGTAGCGAGGGTGGCGAGGTCAAGGGTGTGCGTACGGCGGATGCGAGTGGCTTGGTGGGCTTCGATGGGATGGGGCCCGGCGACTGCTTTTTCGTGACGGGCTATGTCAATGGTGAGTATCTCGAGGTTCGTGCGAAGGGTCGCACGGCGCAGGAAGTCAACGAGTTCTTGTCGCAGCCGCCGGTGCAACCGTCTCTCGTGGTGGTGGGTACGCAGCAGGAGACTTTGAAGGAGACGCCGCCTGCTGAGCGCCCTGAGCTTGCGTCGGGTGTGCCTGCGAGCGTTACTGTGGAGTTGGTGAGTGGCCCTTCGCAGGAATCGACGGTCGCGCACGAAGCGACTACTCAGGAACCCGTGCCGAGCGAGAGCGCGGCTATCCCCGAGGTGTCTATACCTAGCGAGCAGTCTCCCGATGATGTGGCGAAGGTCGAGGAGGCACCCACGTCTCCTATGCCGTCCCCGACCGTTAGGGAACAATTGTTGGCGCAGGCCGCGGAACTAGGGACATTGAATGTGGCGACTCTCTCAGAGGATGAGTTGCGCCAATCGATTACTGACCAGGGTTTTACACCTGTGGCGTAGTCACGGGTTTATACAAGCTGGCGTTAAGCGTCGGGAAAGGAAGCGATCATGGCTGTAGCGGCTGGTGAAGCACAGGCGACTGTCAATACGAGGATTCCGTTGGCGCACGGACGGGCGTTGTATCTCGGGACATTGGCGTTTGGTAATAAATATGCGACGGGTGGTGATACGTTGGGGACGCTCGAAGCGTCGCGGTATAAATTGCCCGAAAAGCTCGACATGGTGAAAGTGGGTATGGCGTCTGGTTACGCGGTCGAGTTCGTGAAGCCCAGCAAGCTCAAGTTGTATTTCTCACCCGCTGCGAAAGAACTCCCCGCGGCCGAGGTCGCTAATGGGACGGACGTGTCGGCTGTGACCGCGACTCCGTTTGAAGCGATCGGCTTGATCTGATCGTCGTGTATGACTGTCCTGGACGTCGAGGCGGAGGAGCTACGTAGCAGGCTCAGGGACAGTACGCCGTTCTGGACGGCGGGAATGGTCAGGGACGCGTCGGGATGCTGGCAGAAGCCAGCGCCTGACGCGTTCAAAGGGTGTGTGGAGATCCTTGACAAGTCGCGTAAACGCGTCAGGATCATTCCCCACGATTGGCAGCTCGAGTTCGATGACAAGTTGGAGGAGCAGAAGGCCGCGGGTCAGCCTATGCGCGCGATCGTGTTGAAGGCCCGCAAGCTGGGGTTCTCGACGTGGATCGCGTTGAAGATGTTGCAGCGGGTGACACAGGTGCAGTATCAGCAGGCGATCGTGGTGGCGCAGGATGTGAAGACCGCGAGCATCGTGTTCAACATGGCGAGGCTCGCGCACGCACACTTGCCCACCGAAGAGGAGCTGGGACTCGGTTTCAACATTCGCCCCGCGATAATCCAAAGCAATTTCACTGCGACGGGACGGAAGTACATGGAGTTCGGTGAGCCGTCACGACGCCTGCGGTTGGAAGGCGTGAGCGGTGAGAGCACGTTCGAGATAGACACGGCCCGTAGTGACGAGTCTGGTCGTGGTTATACACCGTGGGGTTTGCACTTGTCCGAGGTCGCACGGTGGGAAGGGAACCAGGCCGACCGTAAGATGTTGGCCCTGCTCGAAGCGATGCCGTATGAGCCTGGGACATTGTGTGTGCTCGAGTCGACCGCGAACGGGCTGAACCATTTCTATCGTCGTTGGCAGAGCGCTGTCGCGGGCGCACAGGATCCCGACACTGGCGAGTCGTATTTTGCGATGTTCGTGCCGTGGTGGCGCGATCGCGGGTGCGCCCGCGAATTCTCTAGTGCTGACGCGCGCGAACGGTTCATCGAGGGGATAGGCAACGTCAAGAGGCACGGCCAGGTCGCGGAGGACGAGCCGATGCTGGTCGACTTGTATGCCTGTACGCCTGAACAGTTGTTGTGGCGGCGCATGAAGGTCCGTGAACAGCCGGACCAGTCGATCGAGACGTTCAACCAGGAGAACCCGCACTGCCTGACCTGCGAGACGCGCGTGTCTACGGAGGCGGGCATCGTCCCGATCGGCGAGGCTCAGGGTGTACGGGAGACAGAGTCAGGGCCAGTCAAGCATTGGTTTCCCCAGGCCAAGTCGCCGATCCTCAAGCTCGTCACGAAGCAGGGGCGGATCGTTCGTGGGACCGGCGTTCATCCGATCAGTACCCCCGAGGGCTGCATTGATCTTGCTCATCTCGTGCGCGGCCAGCGCATCGATCTACGGGCGCCGCGCTTTGCCAAGGGGTTCCATAGGGTCCAATGGGCGGGGGCGCTAGATGCCTACCATGGACTGCCGATCACCGCACCGCTTGGCCGTTTCCTCGGATACTTCATGGGCGATGGCTCGTGGCACAACGGCGTTCTGGCCTTCTCACTCGATGCGAAGGACGAGGACGTCATCGCCGACGTGACGACTCTCACGACGCGGTTCGTGAAAAAGCCGGCACGACGCACGATCGCCCGCGTGCAGGGTCGCAAGGGTATGGTGGAGCTACGGGCGCGCAATATTGAGGCTCAGGCGTTGCTAAAGCGGCTCGGATGTATCTCTGCCCATTCCGATGGCGACCGTTTGCGCCGGACCGTAAGGGTGCCGGACGCGATATGGCGATCTCCCCGGCCCGTCGTACGCCAGTTCCTGCGTGCGCTATTCGAGTGCGACGGTTCCGCCAGCAATGATTACGTCCGGTGGGGGTCGAGCAAACTGGGATTTGCTCGCGACATCCAACTGTTGCTTTTGGGGTTTGGGCTCAACGCGTCGCTCTTTTCGAGCAAGAAGAAGGACGGTTCCGGTAAGGACTACGAGTTTCACGCGCTCCAGCTTGGCGGTGATGCTGCACGGGCCTTTCATGATCGCATCGGCTTTGTCGGTGAGCGCAAGAGGGCGGCTCGCCCGATGCCGGGGCTGCCGGGTATTGGGCGCCCCTGCCGTGGTTTGCAGATGTGGGACGAGGTCCTTTCTGTCGAACCCGATGGGGAAGAGGTCACTTACGACTTCACGATGGATACCAAGGAGCACTTGTTCATGGCGAACGGTGTCCTCACGCATAACAGTCCGGAGTCGGCGTTCATCGGGTCGGGGCGCACCGTGTACGGCAGCATCCTCGTGTCGAAGGCGATCAAAGCGGCCGAGAAGGCACCTGAACCTGTTGCGGGCACGCTCAGGCCCTTGGACGTGCGAGAGAGGCGTACCCGTGCGGGGACGGTCATCGTGCCGGGAGACGCGTTGTGGGTGCCCTCTAGCGCGATGCGTGACGATGAGCCGACATTGGAGGTGTGGGAGCACCCGTTCAAGGGCGCGGAGGTGGCTGCGCTCGAGTTGCCTCCCGCACCGACGCTCATGAGCTCACCTGCAGCGCTCGAGGCAGCAGAACGCGCGGCCGCAGAAGGTGCCATGGTCGAAGCGGACAAGCCCGCTGGCGCGTACATCATTTTCGCGGATGTCTCCCAGGGCGAGGAGAACACGTTCAGCGCGGGTGACTATCATGCGGTGCAGGTCTTTGATCATCGTTCGCATGAGCAGGTCGCGGTTCACGAGAGCCGGATGCCGTTGCACTTGCTCCCGATGTGGCTCTTCTTGTTGGGGATCTACTACAACACGGCGTGGCTGGGTGTCGAGGTGAACGGGCCTGGTGTCGCGACGGTCGAGGTGCTCGTCAAGGATCTGCGCTATCCCCGCATGTACCGGCGTAAACGCGTCGATACTGTGCGGAAAACTGAAGAGGAGCGGCCTGGTTGGGAAACGACGGGGGTGACGAAGCCGGTGATGGAGGCCGCATTGGGAGTCGCGCTACAGGACGGTACTCACGGGATTCGTCATCGTAAGACGGCACGCCAGTTGAGTACGTACATCGTGACGGAGAAGGGCAAGCACGAGGCCCAGCACGGTGAGCACGACGACCTGTTGATAGCGACGATGGGGGCGCACCGGCTCATGGATGAGATTCGGGCGCCGTCGAGCGGGAAACGGCGAAAGTATCAGCCGGACGACATCGTCACGGGTTATTGATGATGGGGAGTGACGAGTACCGCGTCTGAGAGACTGAAGTCATGGACCGCGAGGCACTGATCGCACAGTCGCCAGAGGACGACCTCTTGAGGCTCATCATGGTACGGGCGAAAGAGCGTTGCCGCCCCATAGAAGAGCGTCTAGATTCCTTGGTTCTCAAACGAGCCGGGTTGCCCAAGGGCCCCGAGCGTACCCGGCTCAATAGGTGCATCGGTGAGTGCGCGTCTGATATCGAATCGGTGCTAGCCCATTTCCGGCGCGAATGTGTCGAGCTGTACGGGGAGGAAGCTTTTGAGGTATTCACGTGAGGGGCGTTCTGCTAGGCGACGCGGCTAAGCGTCCAGACCGCCTCACGATCCACGTCCCGCAGGGTTACGAGGACTCCGTAGTCGTAGGCAAGTGCCTGGTCCCGGGCTGCGGAGCGGTCTTCTTCAGGGGCCAGGAGGCGCTGTGGCAGAAGCACGTAGGCAACTGTGCGCGCCGCAACATGGATCGGATTCAGGCCGAGGTGGACAAGCATCGTGCGAGCCCGTTTCACGAGAAACACTGGGATCCCGAGGTCGCCCGACACCTACGTGGTGTTGGCGAGCAAATGAAGCGCGAGGGCAGGCTCGAGGTAAGGCCCTCTGAGCGCGCGGGTCTCTGAGTCCACAGACTTGTCCACAGGGGTCTGGCGTAGGAACGACGGCGCGATAACGGCATAATAAATCCCCACACTTCTCACGCGTTGCTAACAGCCGATTGTTGCCGTATGCAGGCATTTCCACATATCCACAGGAACTACTACTACGACAGGTTTGTTCGTAGGGGGTGTTCGTTCGTCCTTGTGGGCTGCGAAGATCGCGCCATCAACGATGGGAGTGTTTCGTGAAGCGCGTGTGGCAGGCCGAGCAGGACATGCAGATCGAGGAGCCTGCGGGAATGGTCCCGGTCGTCAGTCAACAGTCGCTCGTGAAGGCTGTGGTTGACGGTGCGATCATGCTCGACCGCGCCGGTGGAACCCTCTCCGTGGTGCTCGTGCGTCATCCGACGCAGATGCCCGGCGAAATGCTGACGCAAGCGGCCTTCGTGGAATGGAAGGACCGCACTGACGCGAAGGCCCAGGCCGAGGTGGCAGATCCTTTCGCGGATGGAGCTCCGCAGACGTCGGTCACCACGACGGCCGTCGCCCAGGTTGTCGAGGGACCTGTGGAGGAGGAGCAGGCCGCCGAGGAGGTCGCGCCGCTGGTCGCGGGAAGCGGCCCGATCGGAGACGGCTTGGACGACCTCGAGGCTGAGGTTGACGAAAGCGCTGTGCCTGCCGGGATGCGTTGATGACCGAAGTCATCCAGTACAAAAACGCGCCGATAGGGGAGGCCGAAGAATGCGGTCGTGTGGTCGAGCTGGCACGGCACTGGGAGGAAGATATCGGCCGTGACTTCAGGGAAAAATCGGTCAGGTTCTACAAGCAATACCGCGGCTTCAGGCGCTTCAGGGACACCTGGACGCAGGCCGGTGCGAAAGACCGTGACGGGCTCGTCTACGACGCGACGAAGCACTGGGGCGCGCACCTTCACATTCCGCTGAGCTTTCGCACTATCGAGACGATCGTCCCGCGCGCTATCGCTCAAATGCCCAAAATCCTTGTGCTGCCGCGCGATGAACAGTGGATCAAAAACGTCGAAGCGGTGAGGCTGCTCCTGGATGCCCAACAGCAGCAGATCGACATTGATCTGCCGTTCCAAGCGGTGATGCGCGCGGGCCGCATGTACGGTCTGGGAGTCGGTAAGACGTATTGGCGGCGGGAAAGCCGGACACGGCGGCGTGTCGAAAAGAAGATCCTCGGGAGTGGCTTCAAGGTGGGCGACAGCACCACCGAGCTGATCTTTGACGATCCGATGTTCGAGGACGTCGATATCTTCGACTTCATGTGGGACCCCTACGGGTCCGACACCCGGACTTGCGAGTGGATGTGCCACCGTGTCTGGTTGAGCACGCGGGCCGTGATGGAACGCCTCGAGCAGAAGGTGTGGCCGACGGTCAGCGCGCAATCGTTGACCGAAGACGAGGTGCGGTCCCTCGGTGGTGGTTCGCGCCAGCACTACGACGATGTGTGGCGGGAACGACTCCTCGCGTCGGGCTTCTCGAGCTTCAACTTCACCGACCGTGGCGAGCAGCCCCACGAAGTGCTCGAGTTCCACGACGGTGACCGTGTCCTCACGGTCCTCGACCGGCAAGTGCTCGTGCAGGAAGCGGAAAACCCCTGCTACCAGATGCCGTTTCAGCTGTACCGCCCGACGCCGCTGAACAAGCAAATGGTCGGTATAGGGGACCTCGAGCCCGTCGAGCACTTGCAACGCGAGCTCGACACTCTGCGCTCTCAGCGTCGTGACGCGGCCACGATCGCGCTCAACGCCGGCTACATCTTTGAAGACGGCGCCGTGGACGAGGACGACATTACGTTCGGTCCTGCCGCGCTCATTCGCGTGACCAACGGGCGCCCAGCGGACGTCCTCGTGCCCATCCCGACCAAAACGGTGCCCGGGACCGCGTATGAAGACGAGAAGGTGCTGAGACAGGACTTTGAAGGGATTCCGGGGATCCAGGACAGTGTCGAAGGTGCCCAGGGGCAGGGCGGCACGACTGCGACCGAAGCGCAACTCGTCCACGCGACGCAGGGCCAACGGATTCTTCTCTCGGCGCGGCGTTTCGAGATAGAAGTGGTGCGGGAGGTAGCGCGCGCGTTTCTCTATCTCGACCAGCGGATGATCCTCACCGAACGCCCCAAGATCCGTATTCCCGATGGCAACATTGACGAGCTCGAGGCGGCACAGACGGGACGGTGGAAGTGGTTCCAGATCGGACCGGCCGAGCTCCAGGGCGAATACGAGATCATCGAGGAGGGCGGCTCAATGGCTGCCCGCAACATTCCCCAAGACCGTGCGGATGCCGTGATGTTCCTACAACAGCTCAAGGGCAACTGGTACATCAACCCGACGAAGCCGCTCTTGAAGGCCCTCGAACTCATGGGGATCAAACACCCGCAGGCGTGGCTACGCGATCCCGAACCCGCTATCCCGGTCAAGACACTGGCGATCCTCAAGAACGCCGGTGTCGACCCGAACCTGCTCCAGCAGGCCGTGATTCGCGCGCGCACGCTCTCCGCACCGGTGGAAGGTCCGGGCGGTGCGGCTGAACAGCAAGCACCCATGCAGGCTGCACAGGCACCGTCAGCACCAGGAGGGACCGGATACTGATGCCTGAACCCGCTTCGCCTCCCGCTCCGACTCAGTGGTTGCCGCAGATAGAGCGCGCCGTCCAGCAGTTGCAACGCGAAGAAGCGCTCCGCATGGAGGCTCAAAAGTCGGGCCAGCAGCCACCCGCAGGAGAAGCGAGCCCGATCTTCGGGGAACTACCGGGCGAGGGTTATCTCTTCGCTCACGATCCGGAGACGCGGCAGGCCGCGCTCGTCACGACGACACCGGAGCAGGCCCGTGCGGCGCTCTTGCGCGCAATCGAACTTTGTGCCCAGGACGTCATGCCCTACGGCGAACAGCCCCCGAAGGAGCTCGCTCAGGCCGCTCTCGCGTTCTCCCAGGCGTACTTGCTGCTAGACCCGTCCGTTGACCAGGAAGGCGTCCCTGTAGGCGCTGAAGCGATTGCCCAGGCCGACGCTCAGGCACGTGTGCAGGCCCACGCGTCGGGGCAGGCGTTCTCTCATCCGACGGACGCAAACGGCTATAAAGAGCCTCCGCGCGTACTGCCGAACCCTGCCGAGGCTGCTGTCGCGGCGAAGAACATGCCGAAGACCGAAGTGCTACGTGGTGCTCGGGCTGACAAGCCGCGCCCGCAGCCCAGGGTCGGTGGGTGAATCGAAATGAGCACAACGACGAAGGGGGACTATTCCATGGAGGTTGCGTCATGAGACGGAGTAAGTGGATCGGGCGTCTGCACCTGACGACGACGCGGCAGGCGGAGAGCGCGCCGCGCGTGGATGGATGTTGCTGCGTCGTTGAGGAGCGCGACGACGTGACGGGAGAGACGATCAGCAAGAGCTTTGCCAAGGGTTATGCGATCCGCTATGGCCGGGGTAGCGAGGCGGTCGTGATCGCGTGGCGTTCTCAGTGGGCGGGTTGCCCGGTACCGCCGCGTACCTGGCTGCGCATGAAGCGCTATCACGTCCTGTGGATGCTGAAAGGGCGCCCTAATCTCACGGCTGGCACGAGTTATGACGGGCCGGTGGCAGGCGATGGAAGCCCAACCGTATAAGAGGGGTGTCAGGGCGCCGAGTCCCGTTCTCGACGCGATGAAGGCCGGGATGGCGTCGCCGGCGCCGGGAGCGGCGATCATGGCCGCGACTGAGGCAGCGAACCAGCGCAACAGTGCGATGCACCCTTCGCAACACCCCGTGTTGAAGGGGCGTAAGCGCCGTTCGATTCTTGTACCGCGCCTCTAACGACAAAGACCACCCCCGATGGAAGTGGCCGTTTGCCGTGTCGTCCGGTGCGAGACGGACGATGTTCCTGTGACGAAACAGGGGAATGGTATCGAGAGCGCAGGCGTAGCCGCTCTCGACATGATCTCGCTGTAGGGGACAACCGCCCGCGCAGGACGAGCGGGGATGTGAGCAGGCCAGCGCAACGGCAGGCGACGCTACACGGAAAGCTGACAGCGGCGATCAGGATGATGCAGCCGGGCAGTCTCGTGGCGAGACTCTGGTGTCGGGGGCATCCACTTCTCTGTCAGGCAGGAGCGGCAAGCTTGGGGCCAGCCTTGGGGCCTATGCCGGGGTTAACTGCTTACGGCTGCCCGAAAGCGTCCGGTACGGCGCCTATCGTGCGCGCCAATGAGCACGGGGACTACCAATCCGCAGTTCACGCGTCACGTTGACGCGCTCTACGGGGACAGCCTTGAGAATCTTTTCGCCACGGGCGACGAGGTCGAAACGTTGCTACAGCACCCCGGATTCGCGAAGGTGATGGCTGTCATTGACCGCGAGCGGGAGAGTGTCGATCACGCTCTCGATAGCGGCGAACGGCCATTGGAGCAGGCCGAGTACGCCCTGAAGCACGGTCGGAGGGGTGCACTGGGAGCGTTTGGGGAAGCGGCAGACGCGATCGTCGGTCGTGCCCACAAGCGTCATGTGGAACAGGCGGAGAAGCATGAAGGTGGCGCCGAGTCGTCACCGGGAAGGTAGGTCGAGATGGAGGCATCGGTCGCAGCGGCACCGGCAGGCACCGGAGACGGGCAGGCTCAGCAGGGGGACGGTAGCGGCGAGGGACAGGCCCAGGCGCCTGACTTCGCGGCGATCAGCTCAACGCTGGATAGCTTGTCGACGGGCCAGGAGCAGATGCGGCAGTTCCTCGCGTCTCAGTTCTCGCAGGAAGGCGAAGGCCAGCAGCAGCAGCAACAGGCCGAGCCTGCAGCACCGGCGGTTCCCGATATCAACCTGAGCTTCTTGGACCCGCAGTCCGAAGCGTTCAACCCCGAAAAGGCCGGGGAGCTCTTGGGACAGACGATCGAGGAACAAGTGGAGGCGCGCGCAAAGGCCCTTGTAGCCGAGCAGGTGTCGCCAGTCAACCAGCAGCTCCAGGAGTTCGTTACCCAGCATGAAGCGAACCAGCTGGCGGAGGAATTCCCCGAGTTGCGGGACGAGAAGACGGCCGAGGCAGTGATGACGGCTACCAAAGACCTCGCACTTTCCGTTGGGCGCCCCGAGTTGGCGTCTGCGTTGTGGCTGACGAGGATCGTTCACATGGCAGGACAGGCCGCCGATGCGGCTCAGAAGGAGAGCGGGCAACAGGATCCCGCGGCAGCAACCCTCGAGGGCGCGGCCGGGGCGAGGCCCGGTGGCCAGGGGGCATTGACAGCGCAGCAGATCGTCGGAGGAACCCAGCGAGGGAAACTCCCCTTCGGATAAGGCGCTGTCGGTTGACCCTACAGACCATCGGAGCATAGAAAGGACCGTGTGAATCATGGCTACCGTTACGGGCGCCGCAACAACCACCAATGTCCTCAGCGACCAGCTGGCGATCGATATCAGCAAGGAGATCAGTCAACTGGAGCCGGACGTCCAGATCTTGACCGTCTTCTCACGCAAGGCAGAAAAGCGGAATACTGTTGCCACGAAATTCAAGTGGCTCGAGGAAGAAAACAAGCCTCGCTTGGACACCGTCACGACTGAAGTAACAGCCGAATCAACGACCGTGAAACCGACGAATGTTGGCTATTACCAGCAGTGGGATCAGGTGCTCAACACGATCACGGGTGAGCAGTTCCGTGTCGACGCGATCGAAGGCGAACTGTTGCGGATCACGCGCGGGATCGGTTCGACCGCGAAAGTGATGAAAGCCGAAGACGAGCTCTACATCATCGGGACGGCCCAACCGGAGAACGACACGTCCAAGCAGGCTCGCAGTAATCTCCCATCGAAGGTCGAAAACAACACGCAGATCTTCAGGACACCGTTTGAAGTGTCCGGGTCCCTGCTGGCTTCGGGTTTCATGGTCAATCCGGCTGAGTGGCCGCGGCAGGCTCGTACGAAGGGGCAGGAGCACGCGAAGGACATCGAGCTCTCTGCTCTCTTCGGGCGCAAGTCGGCGACGACTCCCGGTTCGACAGAGGACCGGACGACGGCAGGAGCGTTGGCGTTCATCACGAGTAATCAGACGGATGCTGGCGGTGAATTCTCGGAAGCCGAGTTCAACGCGTTCATGGCTACGGTCATGCGTTACGGGACGGGCGAAAAGCTCGCAATGGGATCAGCGACCGCGATGAGCGCGTTGAACAAGTTCCCGGCGAGCAAGCTCATCACGAAGTGCGACGAAAGCACTTATGGCGTCAACGTGACGCATTTCCAGTCACCGTTCGGGGCGATCAACCTCGTCTACCACCGTCTCCTGACGGGAGTCAAGTACGGGGGCTACCTCATCGTCGTGGACATGTCGCAGGTGGCATGGCGTCCCCTCGGCAACGACGGGGTGGACCGTGATACGAAGGTGCTGCCGAACCGGCAGCCCAACGACCAGGACGGGATGAAGTCCGAGTATCTGACGGAGGCTGGGTTGGAGTTCGGCCAACAGCGGATGCACGGTGTCGTGACCGGCATCACGAGCTAGACTGAGGGCGTCTCTCGAGACCCGACCCAGGCGTGGCGCCCGTTCCTCTCGCGGGCGCCACGCCGCTTTCCCTCCGTGTCCGGCGTGGTGGCCATGATGGGCGGCGTCAAAGATTCGAGGAGGACGCATGTCAACGGAGGTAGCGGAGCAGACTGAGGGATCCGTGGAGGGGGCGATTGCGCAGCCCGATCAGCGTGTTGTGTACTTGTCGCGCCGGAGTGATCTGCGGCTGATTAGGGTGGCTCGCCAGCCGCGTCACAATGTCGCCGGCATGAAGATCGGTGAGGATCCGGGTCAGGCGGTCCAGTTCGTGGAAGGCAAACTGACGCTTCCCCTGGAGGGGAAGGTGAGGATCGACCAAGGCCGGGAGGCCGATGCTGTCGAGATCCGCGAGTGGTTGGAGGGCCATCACATCTTCGGTAACGTCGAGGAGGGGTTCTGGCGGGTAGATCCTGCGGCGCCCCCGCTCAGTGCTGCGGAAATGTCCATGTTCCAAGAGCTCGTGCTGAAGCTTGATGTCGAGGGTCTCCGGCGGTGCCTCGAGGCGGAGCGCAACGGTTGGGCGCGCACAGACATCGTTGCTGTGCTCGAGGAGTCGATCGAGAAAGTGGGTGAGGTGGTCGAAGAGGCGCGTCGGGCCCACGAGGAGGAGACTGCTGCGGGGGACGCTGAGGCTAAGGGTAAGTAGGCCGGTGGATCGTGGGTCGTGTAGCGGAACTGGTCGAAGCGGTCCTCGAAGAGGGTAGTTTCGATACCAGTGAAGATCGGGTGCTGAAGTGGCTATCTCGCCGCCAGCGCTTGATGTGCTCACGGTCACGGTGCTATCGCAAGAAACTCGAACTGGGACCGACCGTCGCGGGTCAACAGGCATACGCGGTCCCCGCGGAAGCTCTCGAAATCCGCGAGGTCCAGGTCGCGGGTGTCTTGTGGGGTGCTGGCCGTCATAGCGATCTTCCCCAGGGTGCTCAGGGATGGTTGTGGTTGGAGCGGCTGTTGGGGAGTGGGATCACCACGCGCGAGGACTCGTCCGCCGGGGATTCGCTGTTGGCGCTCTATCCGATCCCGAGCGAAGCGGGTCTCACGATCACGGCGTACACGGTGTGTGAGCCACCGGACCTGAAAGCTGGGGACGATACGACGCTTGTGGTGCCACCGACCATGGACGAGGCACTGATCAATGCGGCGATGGCGACGGGACTGTTGAGGTTGGAAGCGCGTCCCGATCTCGCGGCGCCGCTCGAGGCGGCGTTTGGCGCGTCGTGTGAAGAGTTGGCGCGTTCAACGGCGCGGAGGTTCCGTGGTACCGGCCCCGCGCAGATCCGCGTGGTCGGCTTTAACGCATGACGGCTACCGAGCTCCAGCGGACGGTGCAGGAATCGTGGGCTGCGGGCATGGTCCGTACGGGCCGTCCTGACCAGATCCCCTCGAACGGGGCTTACGACATCACGAACGGCCTGCTAGATGCCTCTGGCGGCGTGTATAAGCGCGGTGGGTCTAGTTATCGGAGCAAAGCAGCGTTCGGTGCGGGCTTGCGTCTTGTATGGGACGGGTGGCTTGCTCACGGGGGCCAGACGACGATCTTGGCGTCCACCACGGCGTTTGGGAAGCTCAATGCTGAAGGTAACGTCGTCAATCTCGAACACGGCGGCCTGACGGTGCCTGGGCGTCCGGCGTCCTACAACGGTGTGCTCTACTTGCCGGGTGGCGTGACTTACGACGGCGAAACGGTCGCGAAAGCCGCGAAGGAAGAGCCCTATTACGCGGTCGTGGCGAACCGTCTGCTCGCTGGTTCGGGTCACACGGTCTATTTCAGCAAGATCAAAACGCCGGGGACCTTTGAAGCGACGGACCTGTGGGAACTGCCGGGTGGTATAGAAATACTAGGTGTCGAGTCGTTGCGCCAATCAGCGATCGTCTTCACGACCCGCGGCGTGTGGGTCATCTCGGAAATGGGCAAGAACCTCACCGACGAAGCGGGGAACCTTCAGCAGACGCTCGACTTGTATTCGAGCGATCTCGTCTTGTGGGGTAGCGGTGGTATCGCGGCGTGGGAGGGCGGTCTGATCGTGCCGGGGACGGACGCGGTGTGGCTCGTGTCTCTCGGGGTGAGTTCGGAAAAGAGCCAGCCCTTCCAACGGTTGAGCGACGCGATCGAACCGCTCTACCGCGAATACGTCTCGAATGGCTATCAGGCGGGGCAGGCCACTGTCTTCGCTAACCACTACATTCTGCCCGTGATCGGGAACGGCGAAATCGTTGATGTGCTCGTCTGTCGTCTCGATATGCAGCCGGTTCCCAAGCAGTCCAACTGGCGGCCGTGGACGCATCTCAGCGGCTTTGGTGCCACGTGCGGTGCTTTCGCTACGCGCGTGTCCTCAACGTCGCAACGGACGCCTGAACTGCTCGGGGGAACGTACGGTGCTTCGGCCCGTGTGCTCAACGGGCTCTTTTTCGCTCCGGGACCGGCCGCGATGCTCGACGCTGACGGGTCGGTCCATAAATGGTCTCTGACGACGCGTAGCTATGCGACGGGCAATCTCGTGGCGAACCTCATCAATAAGATCAGGTTGCGCTACCAAATGTTCAATCCGAACGCGGCTCCCAAAATGAAGTTGGAGATAGCGGTCGAAACGCCCTCGAAAGGACTGTCTGTGTGGGGTCTTTTCAAGTGGGGTGCTGCGGTGTGGGGTCTTCCGTCTGCGGCAGCGTTTGAACCGGTGTCGGGTGAAGCGCAACAGTCAACCGATGCGGTTGTGCCGTTCGTGTGGCGTGTGCGCAAGAAGCGCAGGCTCATCCGTTTCAGGTTCTCCTCGGCCGATGCGGTGGTTGCCTTGGCCGTCAAGTCGCTCGAGCTGTTCGTGCGCCCCGACGGGAGGGTGTAATGGCTTTCCCTCACACGTTCCTCGACGGTGTCGAACAGACCGCCTCTGGTGTGCAGGTGATGGACAACCTCAACTATTTGCTGGGGTTGATCACGAACCTCGAAGGACGTGCGTTGCTGAACACGGGCACGTGGGGTGCTCGCACGGCTCGCAATGTCAGCACGGCCTATACGCCGAACGCGACGAGGGACACGGAGGTCCTGCTCGAGCTGGGCTGTTTGGCGAACACTGGGATGGTCGCTCCGCTCTACGTGGGCGGCAAACTCGTTTCGGAAACCGATCTCGCTGGGATCTCCTCGGGTACTTCGATCGTGAAATTCTCGTTCCTGTGTCCTCCCAAAACGGCGTGGGAAATCGGGGCTGGGAACTTCGGTATCGCATCGCTCTTCTCGACGTATAGGGAATTCTGATGGGTGTCGGTGCCGCGATGGCTCCGGCTCCTCCCGGTGGGCCTCGCGTCGTCCGCTCGAGCGCACAACCGATCACGGGCGGTCGTATGCGTCGCAATCCCCTGGCGTGGCAACCGTGGCGTCCTACGCCGATACCGGGCGGCTACTACAACCCAACGGTTGATGCTGAACAGGGCGCCACCGAACGCGGCGCATCGGACGTCACGCAGGAAGCCCTCACGGGACTGACGCGCAACAACTCGGACTATCAGCTCGCTAAGGGCGGTTTTGAACGCTCTCAGCAGGAAGGGCTCGCGGACATCGGGACCGCGCGCGCGCAGGAGCAACAGGACACGCAGCAGGCCCTCTCACGCCTCTCGGAAAGCTACAAGCGACTGGCGGGTAAGCAGGAAGAACAGCAGAACGTGGGGGGTGTCCTTCAGGGCGGTGCGGCTCTACAGGCGGCGCAGAAGCGTTCCGCGAACGAACTGAAAGAACAGGAACCGATCAAGCAGACCGACCAGCGCAACCTTGCCGCCCTGGGCCTCAAGCAGACGCAGCTCGAAGAAGGGACGCAACGGAGTCTCGGTGATCTCGCGCTCCATTCGGGTGCTATTTCGCCGCAGGTCCTTCGTCTCGTGGGCGAACTCTCCAACCCGTCCGCTCGAGCGAATGCCCAGTCGCAACTTTCGGGCCTCGAAAGCACTCCGGGGAACGCGGGACTCTTCGGTGGCCGCACGTCTCAGGACATCGTCACGAAGCTCGTTCATGCGCAGCGCGAGGCGGCCCAGTTCGGGGTGAACGTGCAAGCACAGAAGGCTCGTGAAGCTGCGGGCTTTGGGTACGAACCGTCGGGTAAGCCCGGCAACGAATACGCGACTAAGGCCAAGCCTACTAGCCGGTTCTACAGCACGAAGACGGGTCCTGCGGGCGTTGCTACGGCAGCGGTTCCGTCGCAGGTCTATCACACGATTAGCCACGGTAACCAGTGGTGGGATGTGACACCCTCTGGGCAGGTACTCAAGCGGAGGAATAAGTGATGGCGAGCCCGTGGGCATCCCAAGCAGCGCTCGACACGCTCCTGAAGTTCGGGCCTCAGAAGTCCGTTCTGGGACAGTTGGCGCGCGAAGCGCAGGAACAGTATGTGGGGACGGTGCGGGGTTCTGCTGGGGCGGCTGGTGAGACCGTGCAGGCCGTCAAGGAAGCGCAGCCGCACGTAGCAGCTGTCTATAACAATGCGGGCCTCGGCGCGCAGCAGACGGGAACGCTCGTCGGGAGTGACCTGTCGAAGCTCGGCGCCGCGGCTGACCCGTATAAGGCGGCGTCAGCGGTCGAGCAGGCGGGGATCGCGTCGAACTTGCAGCGTGGCAAGACGCAGGCGTTGACGCAGTTGGCTCAGCAGATGGTTCAGGCGAAGGAGGGTGGCCAGTTCGCTGCTAACCAGGCCGGGACTTTGTTGCGTAAGGAACTGGGGAAGCTCGGGGCTAAGAAGCAGGAACTCTCGGGCGAAGAAGGCGCTTACAACGTGAGCGATCTTCAGAAACTGACGCAGTCCGGTGAAGGATTGCAGCAGAAAGAACGCGCTTCTGAACGGTCGGCTGGTATCGACCCGAACACGGGCCGTCCGATCCCGGGCGGCAAGCTCGACAAGACGGCGAAAGAACCCAAACTCTCGCTGCAACAGCAGAACAGTGCGGGATCGACTATCGCCCAGATCCGTCATTACGCAGACCAGCTTGGGAATCTCTCTCGCGCCGCGCGCGTCGCTGCGCTCGCTGAAGGGCAGCCTCAGATCAGCCATACGGTAGAAGCTAAGGACTCGGCAGGGAAAGTGATCACCGAATCTAACGGCAAGCCCCGTCTTGAACATAGGCCCATCCCGAAGGTCCCAGCCTTCAAGGCGGATACGCTCATGAGTGCTGCACTCGACGTGAATGAACACGGTTACGTAACGCCCAGTGTTCAGAAGCGGCTCGAACGCGAAGGCTATTCAGTGTCACGTCTGGGCCTACCGACCTATCAGGACTTCCAGAAGGGTGGAGGGCCGGCACGCGAACACAAGCTCGTTCAGGAAGCCGCAAAGGCGATCGGGGTGCGCTGAGGCGTGCCCAACATCTTCGAACAGGCTCGGGAAGTCCTCGCCAAAGAACAGGCACGTCCGCAGCCGCGAAGGGTGCCTTCACTGGCTCATGGTGGACCACCGTTGGCACCCCACCGCGCTCAGTCGTTCTCTCCGTCGCTGCCTTCTAATCCTTTCGCTGGTGCTGAACATCGGGCACAACGGCACGTTGAACAGGCCCAAGAGGCGCAGCCGAAGCTGCCCACGCCGAACATCCCGCGGTTCTCGAACCCCACCGGTGCTCAGGTCCATGCCGCGCTGGGAATGGTCCGTGAATCTCAGCAGCGTGCTGTGGGTAAGAATCCCGCACCGGGACAAGCGGCGCAATACCAACGGGAAGTCATCAACGATCCGCGCCAGCGCGGCTTCCTGCAGGCAGCCGCGCACTATTTGCAGGCATCGCGCCAGCAGGACGCGCAGATCCTGGGAGGTAGACAGCCAGCGTTGCAGGGCGGCAATGTGCTGGCGGCCGCGAATGCTCAGCTAGGTCCCGAAGGTCCTGACCCGCAGTTGGACGCGGCATTGAAGCTCGCTGGTACGTACCGAGCTCATGGTGTTTCTCCGGGTGCGGCCTTCTCAAAGGCGCTGAACGAGATCGTGGTCAATCAGCCGTTCAAGCAGCGCATGGCTGGCGAAGTAACGGCGATGAAGCGGCAGAACGAACCGAGACTGGGATTGCCCCTGTTGGGGACCATTCCTGCGCGGCCGATCCTCGGTGCTATTCAGGGCGCGTCCAATATCGATCTCGGGATCGGTGGTCTACCCGGCAAAATCGCCAACGAAGTCGTGGATCTACCCGGACAGACGCTCCTCTCGGGTGCTATGGCGGGTTCAGCACTCGCTGAGGCTCTGAAGTCTGGGAATCTGAAGCCAGCGGCTCAGCTCGGCGAAGGCGTAGTCAAGAGCGTCACCGATCCATCGGAATGGGTGCAGCACCCTGTGAGCTCAGCGTTGATGCTGGGGGGGGCTGAGAATGTGTTGGGTCGCACGGCTGGTCGTGTGGCACGTACCGGGGTGCTCGGGGAGAAGGCTGCTAGTGCGGCGTCTACGGTGCGCCCTGACCTGAATCTCTACGGGGGCCTGAAGGTTACGAACCGCACGTATAACGCGGACCCGTTGCGTAAGGGCGTCGGTCAGGTGGCCTACGAGAAGGGGCTCACGAAGCTCCCCGGCGAGCTGAGGCAGGCCGACCCCTTTCAGGCCGAAGGATGGCGTCTGAAGCGCGCTATGAAGGGTGGCGTCGTGAAGCCTGGACGCGTTGATATGGCGCAGCAGGCTGGTGAACGGTTGCAGCAGGAGGGTGTGCATCCCCGTGTCCAGGCGACAATGGCTAACGAGGCGAAGGCTGCTTCGGCTGCGCAACGCTCGATCTTTGAGGGCGTAGCGACCTCACCTGCGAAGGCCCCCGCGCAGTTGGCACAACGCCTCGCGGACCTTCAGGATGCGCAGAAGGGTCTCTATCCGCTGACGGGTCCGAAGGTGCTGCTCGCAGAGCCGAAACCCCTTGTGGGCGAAGCACTGGCCCACAATCTCAAGGCTCAAGGGGTCATCTCCGAAGCGCTGAAGCATCTACCCACGGCCGATACGTTCTCTAAGACTCGGGCGATCGTTGAGGCGCAGAAGCCGACGACCGCAGGATTGCTGGCGACTGGTGCGCTTCAGCCCGAGCAATTGCGAGCTTCGCTCTTTCCGTACGCCCAGCACAACATGGGCGCGCGCTACTACACGGCTGCTGATCATCAAGCTGCTGAGCGGGCCGCACGCGTTCCGGAGAAGGCTGCGTATGCGAAGGCTGCTGCGCTACCTGCCGGTACGCCTAAGCACGCTGCGGTGTTGCGGGAGGCTCAGGAACTCAAGGGGCAGCGCATGACCGTTTCTGGTCGTGGTAGGCCCGAGGAAATCGCTGCGCACGAAGACGTACTCGTTAAGCACGCAGAAGCCCGTAGAGCCGTCCCTAAGGCGCAGGAAGCATTGCGACGGGTGGAAGCTGCCAGAAGTCGTCTGGTGGGCAGAGAGAGCGCGGGAGGACGCTCTCCGGGGCAGGACAGGACCGCGGCTGCTGGCGGTGGGGGTGCAAGTGCGGCTGCTGATGCTCGAGTTCGAGGTGCCACGGAAGCGTTGCGGGCCGCTAACGCTGAGCACGCCGTGGCACGTAACGCAGCGGCGGCCTCGAAACTTCCGGAGATCAAGCCTGGGTTGCGGAAGGCCAACGGTGACTATCTGAGCACGCAGGAAATCCTTGATCACATGCACGCGAACGGTGTGCCGCACGTCGGATATGTCTCGCAGGAGCCGCCACCGCCAGGAACTCGCATGTTGAAAGGTTCCGGACGGCGTCCTCCGCTCGCGGGATCGAAAGGTCCGCGTACCGGTGCGGCCTTCATCAACGGCACGTTCGACCATTCCTTCGGGTCGCTGGTGGGACAGACCGCGAAGGAGAACACGCATCTCGCTCGCCACCTCTTCGAGAACACTAAGGCCGCTCGTTTCGGGATCGGCGGTCCAGCCACCAAGCAGGGCATCGAAGACTTCGCCAAGAACTTCGCTGCGACCGCGGAGGGTAAGCGCGTCGATACAGGCTTGGAAGGTATCGAGCCGCACTTGATTGGTCCGAAGTCGGTGCTCGAGTCCGGGGCTGTCGCAGCACCGAACGATGTAGCGACAGTACTCCACCAGTTCGGGTTGGCTCAGCACACGCCGGCGGATCTCGTTACGCCGGGCCAGTGGACGGGGATGCCGCGCGTGGTCTCGGGTCGCTTCTCCCAGCACGGTGATGTACGAGCCAAAACTGAGGCTGGGAGGGCTGCCGAAGCGTATACGCAGGCTTGGCGCAGGGCGAAGCTCTATACCAGCACACGCCACATTTTCGGTGTGACCCAGGAGCAGGCGATTCGTCTCGCGGCCGAGGGTGTGTTGCCGAGGGCATTGGGTGGTCGAGCGGGTCGTGTGGGTGCCAAGTTCCGGCGCAATCTGGAGACGCTCGCTGACGACAATGGACCGTTGGGCCACAAGTATCGTGAACTGGCGGCTACGCAGGGTGCTCGCGGTGGTCTCTATGACTCGACGGCGGCTCGGGACATCATCGCTAAGGGCAATACGTTCCAGCGTTCTTCTGCGCTTGGCTACGTGAAGAAAGGTGTGGAGGGCGGCGGTGAGGCTCGCGCGACACAACTACTGCTCAAACCGTGGCGTGCTTACTACACGGCGATCCAGGCGACGATGCGCAAGGTCGAGCAACAGTCCCACGATGCGGTCACGGGGAAGGCCGTGGCGGAGTTCTTCGGTGGGTACCGATCGGTCTTGAAGATGCAGGATCAGACGGTGCAGGCGCTCATCAAGGGTCGTTTCGATGACAATATGGCGGTAGCACTAGCGAGCCGTGTGAATGATATGTACGGCAATTGGAGCCAGTTGACGCCGAGTGTCCGCAAAGCCGTGGGATTGTGGAGCCCGTTCGGCTTGTGGTGGTTGAACTCGATGCGTTGGCTCTACCGATTGCCCGTCACGCATCCTGTCAAGACGGCGATCGCAGCGGCGATCTACAACGGTACGCGTAACCAGCGCAATCTCGAAGGCCAGGGTTACGATGCAGCGCATCCGATCCCAGGGTTCCTGCAGGGGACGATTCCCGCGCACCTGCCGGTCGTTGGTGACGTCAGGCTCGGACCTTCTTACTACTCGCCGATGGGGACGATGATCCAGCCTGGACAGACAGCTGCGGATCTTGGTCTTACCCAGTTCGGGGGTCTCGTTGCGGCCGCCAAGAGCGAGAATCCGCTAACGGGCGCGAAGCTCACTCGCAAGGACGGCAAGGAACTGAAAAACTCAGACAACGCGCTGAACTTCCTTGCGGAACTTGTGAGTGGTCCTACGCCGGGTGCCACTCAGGTCCAAGAACACCTGCTTCAGAAAAGCGGTAAGCCCTACGGTACTGCCAACCTCTTCACGGACGCCATATCCAAGCTCGGTGGTCCCACGCAGGTAAAGCCTGGGACCGAACGGTCGGCCGCCGAAGGACTAGTCAAGATGCTGTTTCCGACGCGCTTCAACTTCCCCGGGAAGGTTTCTTCAGGCGCATCGGGTGTAACACCCGCTAGTGCGCTGAACCCCGTTGAACAGGCCCGGATTGATCGTGCTACCCAACGGCACGAAGGTGGCGGCAACGCTGCGGTTGAACAAGCCCGGGTCAAGCGCGCGGAAGAAATCTACGACCGGCGCGTTAGTACAGGACGGTAGGATACGAGGTTCCTACGAAGGGAGCGCGTGATGCACCCCGCAGTTTTGCTAATGAGGGCGTACTACGCCTTCGTCATCTTCTTCTTCGCGTTTGTCGCAGTGGTGGTGGTTGCTGAAGTGGCAGCGTCGTAACCGTCGGCCATGTAGAGGACACTACGCGCCGTGGCCTCTCACGAACAGCAGATATTCCAACAGGCCGCGAATAGGCACGGCATCGAACCGCGTGTGCTGTGGGGTGTCTACGGGACGGAGAGCGGTTTCGGGAAGAACGCGAGCACGAGTTCGGCTGGTGCTGAAGGTCCGTTGCAGTTCGAGCCTGGCACTGCACGCTCTCTCGGGGTAAAGAACGTCAACAACTTGGCGGAAGCGGCTGACGGTGCCGCGCGCTATCTCGCTCAGTTCAAGGGACGTGGGCTCGCGGGGATGCTTTCGGCGTATAACGCGGGACCGGCCGGGGGTCTTCAGCCTGAATACGTCAAGAAGGTGTTGGCGAATGCGAAGTCGTGGAACGGTGCGGGGCTCATGCCATCTGGTGGACCGGGGCAGGCGCTCATGGGTCAACTTGGCGTCAGCCCGAGTTCGGGCGCAGGCGAACCGGATAACTCGGCGATGGCGGCGATCGTAGCCCAGCTCGCCGGATCGAAGCCTGCTGGTCCCGTGGCGACACCGTTGCAGGCACCGGAAGCGAGCGCAGTACCACCGTTGCCGGAAGGTTTCAAATTGCCTGCGCCTGAACAGGTCGCCCCGAAGCAGGGTGGTAGCGCGCTGCTGACGGCGTTGTCGGCCCTCGGGCAGGGTGGCGGGGCGTCGAGTCCTTCCGTGGCGGCGGGCGGCGCCGTAGGGGGTTCTGCGGGGACGCCGAACGCGGCTGGCTATGTCAATCCGCTGGGGAAGGGCTTCTCGCTGGGACGTGTTGATCAGGGCGTTGATGCTTCTGCTGCACCGGGGACACCCATTCGCGCGATCGGCAATGCGAAGGTGTTGGGGATACAACCGAACTGGTACAAGGGTCAGCCGTACGTGTACTACCAGTTGCTCGACGGGCCGCAGAAGGGGAAGGTCGTCTACGTCGCTGAGCAGATCAGTCCGACGGTAAGGCCCGGTCAGACGGTGCGCGCAGGCCAACCGATCGGGACGTATGCGTCGAGCGGGACGGGTATCGAGACTGGTTTTGGGACGCCCAGTGGGAGTACCCTCGCAAGATCCACGAGTGGCTACAGCGAGGGGCAGCAAACCCCTGCAGGTCAACAGTTCCGACGGTTTCTCGGTCAGCTAGGCGCTCGCTGACGCGTGTTCCGTTGGCAGCGTGGCTAGTCTCCCCGGAATGTCAATCTCCGTAGAGAGCCGACTCAACGATCTAGCGATTGCTCAGGCGTCCTCGGAGCAGAAGGTCGCCGAGCTTGTACGCCAGGTAACGGCGCTGTATCCCCTGACGACGCAGATCATCGAAGTCAAGGGGTCCGTAAAGGAAGTTCAGGGCGAAGTGGGTCAGGTCGGTAGGCAGGTCGAAAAGATCGACGCGGGTATCGCTGAGCGCGCAAAGGCGCAGAAGGAAGACCGGCGCGACATCAAGATCGCTCTATATGGGCTAACGGCGAGCATTCTGGCGAGCATTGTGGGTGCGATCGTCGTTGTGCTGGTGCAGGGATGAAGAGGATTGGTCCCCGTGTAGCACTGCTCATCATTATGTTTCTGGTGGCCGCTGATTCAATCGGACTGCCGGTTGCCATCATCGCCATCAAGCACGCTGAACACAACTCCGCGAAGATCGCGCACAACGCGGCCATGACAAGCGATGTATGCAAGGGCCAGAACGTCATTAATGCGATCCTCGTCTCGGAGATCATCAGCAACATCCCGGTTGTTTTGAAGGGCACTCCACCGGCGCTGAGGTCAGAGGCTAACAAAAGGATGCGGTACAACGCCTATCTACTGAGGCCAAAGAAGTGTTGAGCTAAGTCCGTCCGGTTACTCGGCGACGATGCGCGCATGACGTTGCCCTCCATGCTTGCCAGCCGGATTGTGTGGCGCCGTCGGGCCGCGTATCGCAAGCGCAAGTGGGAGCACTGGCGCAACCTGCACGCTCAGACATTGTTGACGGTAGCGCAGCGTAAGAGGTGGTGGAGTCTCTACAGGACGGCTGAGCAGGAAGTGGAGGCGCTGAACGCGGCTATCGCGCGAGCGCCGAAGCCGAAACCGTCGAAGCGAGCTCGAGCGGTCGACTGGGCGTCCTCGAAGGTGGGGGTCCATGAGGAACCTGCGGCTAGTAACCGTGGGCCTCAGATCGACCAGTGGCAGCGGCGCCTCGGTTTCTTGGCTGCACCGTGGTGTGGGATCTTCTGCGGGAACGCGCTCTTGAAAGCCGGTGTCGCTGGCGTGACGTCTCGTATCGCGTCGGTGGGCGCGATACAGGAAGACGCTGAACATCGGCGAGGTTGTTTCAGCGGCTGGTCTTCGACGGCGCATGGAGCTCTGCGTGGGGATCTGGTGGTCCTTTTCGGATTCGGTGTTCACGTCGAGTTGATCGACAGGGTCAACGGGGACGGTTCGGTGGAGACGACGGGTGGCAATACGAGCCCAGCGCCTGGTAGTGGCTCAGAGTTTGCGGGTGGCTGTGTCGCTCGACGTCATCGGGATGCTTGGGTTATCCACGGAGTCGCACACGTCCACTATGGTTAGGAGTCTCGTATGCCGGTCGTAGATCAAGAGCAGGGCAACGACGCGCAGCTGGCGGCCCAGGGCGTCCAGGTCTCCTCGATCCCGGTTGAACCCGATGTTGTGGCGCCCGCATTGAACACGCCGGACATCACGAAGGCGCAGCTTGTCGGGTCTATCCCGATGATCGCGAAGCTGTTGAGCGCGTTCGGGGTCTACACGTTGACCGCGGGCCAGCAGGAAGCGTTGACGATCGCTGCTGGTAGCGGTGTGGCTTTGTGGCTTGCTGATGCTGTGATCCGTCACGGTAGGGCGGCGAAACTCTGATGGTGCTCGAGGTGCTGGTCCTCGTATGCCTGGTGACACTCTTCTTCTGGACGATAGTAGGGCCCCGGGTGGGCTTGTGGCGGCGCGGCGAGAAGCTTCAGGACCGTCCCGCGACGATGGAGAGCGGTTCGTCCCACCTACGTACCTCGGATGGCGCGAGGAAGCCCGGAAAGGACCGCTAATGGCCTCTGGTGATGCCCTCATGGCGGCACGGAAGAAGAAACCGAACTTCATCGCCGGTGCGATCAAACACCCCGGGGCACTGCATTCTCAGCTCGGTGTGCCGCAGGGACAGAAGATCCCTGGGGGCAAGATGGCGGCCGCCGCGTCGGGTGCGGACGGGCCGTTGGCTAAGAAGCGCGCGCTCTTCGCTCGTACGTTGAGCGGTCTCGGCAAATAGTTCCCGCATTCTCCGAACGTCTTCACGACGTCCGTCTATCGGTTCGTGTATGGTGTGTAACGCGAACGAACGGAAGGCGAAGTGATGGATGGGTGGACGGAGTGTGACGAGCTATCCGAGGCAGAGCGCGCGGCGATGGAGCGGGCGAAGCGGTCTTGGCTTGAGATTGAACCTCTCGGAATGTCCCAGGGTTTTGAGCCGGGTTGGCTCGCTGCCCGCGGCCGCTATGCCGACGAGACGCGTTCGACGGAGATGGAATATCGAAGCTGTAGAACTCGCCTCGATGCGGCCGACGCGATCAACCGAGAGCTACGATTGGCGCTGAAACTTGCACAATCAATGATCCTGGCCCGCGAGTCGATGAGCGACGAGGCCGAGCACGTAATCGATGCCGCTCTCGGAGTACCGGAGGACCGGGATGCCTGAGGAGTCGCAAGCACCGGGAGCCATGGGCGCTGATCCGGGCCACGAAGTTGGCGGCACCGCACATGTCAGACAGTCGCGGTCGCCGGAGGCTGCCGAGGCGGTTGAGGTGGCGCTTGGTTCAGCGGAGATGGTGGTAGCCGACGCTTCCGACGCCCACGAAGTAATGGTCGCCATGGATGCGCACGATTCTGCGGCGCTAGTGGAGCGACTGACATCTCAGGTTCAGGAGAGCGCCCTGGGGAAAGCGTGGGTCTATGAGATCACGAAGGGTGGCAAGGTAACGCGTGGTCTGACTGTCGATGCTGTGCAGGACATCACGCAGCAGATGGCGTGGACCGGGAAGTGTGCTGTGGGTATTGCCGATCTGACCGTCGAGACGATTGAGGCTGACGAGGGTCATGGTCCTGAACCTTTCTGGGTGGCGACGGCGATGGCTGTTGATAGTCGCACGGGCGTGCGTCAGGCTGGCTCCTCGATGGAGCCTCAGTGGATGAGGCTGAGCGATAGTGTGGCTAACCGTTATCGCAAGGACGGGAAGATGATCCGTGACGACAATAAGGTGTTCGACCGTTTCAGCCGCGAGAAGGCCATTAACAAGGCTCAGCGGAACGCGATGGAGAAGTTCATTCCGGAGATTGTGAAGCTGACGCTGATCGCTATGGCGGCTAAGAACCCGTCGCTGGTCGAACGGATTAGGACTGAGCAGGAGGCGAAGATCGCAGAGCTTCCTCCACCGTTGGATACGCCCGAGGCTAAGGCGTTGATCGGTGAACTCGAGGGCCTGTACGACCAGATCAAGGAGTTGGGCGGTGGGCAGGGGCGTATCAAGTTTCCCCCGGGCCAGTTCGCGTCGTGGATGTTGCAGTCTCAGCACGATTTGGGGGCGTTGGAGCGGTTCAAGGCGCATCTCGAGGAACGGTTGGAGCGGATGCCTGCGGAGCTTGAGAGTGAACGGTTGGCTCGCTCGTGAGTTCCGTGAACTTGGCTTCTGCCCATGATCGTGCGCGCTCGCGCATCGCGCGTGTTCTTGGCGACCTCTCCGAGGAGGATACGACCGAGTTGCTTGATGCGGGTCGCGCGGGATTGATCTTCTCGGGCATGGATATCGATGCGACGATCCTGAACGCTATTGCCGATGCTTACACCCTCCAGATATTGAATGTCTGTACTGAATCGCCGGAGGTGCTGGTGGGCGCGTTGCAGGGCGCATTCGTGGAGGGGATCTTGTTCGGCTATGAGATTCGGAGCGCGCAATGATCTTGTGGGTAGAGATCGTTTTGGCTGCCATTGGATGGTTGTCCCTGTCGATCTTGATCGGCGTGGTCGTGGGGCGTATTGCTCGGTCTGAGTCGCCGGAACCGTTGGGGTTCGACCCGTTCGTTGGGTCCAATGGTGACGACGATGCGGCTCACCATGAGCGTATGGCGCGGGCGGCTGAAGCTGCTGTCGCCGCAGCGGAGAGGAGGTCCTCGTGAGCCCCGTGAGGTGCGCTCTCGAGTTGACCCGCGAGTGTCGGGTGTTGGTTGTGCGTCTGCGGTTGGAGCTCGCGCGGGAAGGGTTGCGACGACGTTTTGCGGAGGGTTCGCCGTGAACGATGAGCAAAATAATCCGAGCCTCCCCACGCGTTGCATCAACTGCGCTGGGAGAGGGACCGTTTACGTGGGGCGACGGATGGAAGGGCGTGGGATAGTGCGGGACGAATATCGTCCGTGTTATCGATGTTGCGGCACCGGCAACGAGCCTAAGGGGCGTTCGTGAGTCGCTTCGCGCCGGTCTATCTGAGCGACGAGCAAGCGCTGAATGGGCGCGTCTCTCAGACCATGCTCCGTCACTTCAACGGTTGTCCGCGCGCGGCATATCTTTACGCAACGACGCGGGGGTTCGGGCAGACGGTGGAGATGGTGCGCGGGTCTGCGTATCACGCAGTGAAACAGCGTGCGGTGGAGGCGATGATCGCGAACGGTGAGGCGTTGATCCCACCCGAAGTCGTGAAGGCGATTGTCAACGAGGTGTTGGCTGAGTTTCCGGTGCCGTTTGAGGAGCACGACTACATGCGGGAAATGGCGTACCGGTGGGCTGGGGAGTGGACGGTGGATCCGGCACAGGTGGTGTGTGTGGAGCGGTTGATCGTGTTGAAAGTGGGCGAGTGGGATGTGCGGTGCAAGGTGGACTTCGCTGAAACGCGGTCGGAGGGTCGTGTGTTGTACGTCGCTGATTACAAGACGGCTCGTGGTGCGCCGGGGTTCGAGGAGATTGCCCGCAAGCGCAAGGCCGATGGGTCGTGGGCGGCGAAGAGTTTCCAGTTGATCTTGTACGCGTTGGCGTTGGCGTACGGCCATCCTGTCCGGAGAGTCCTGTGCCCCACCTGTCAAGGAACCTGCGAAGTTGGCGAGCTTCAGTCCAATGGCTTCTACGAATCCTGCTCGGATTGTCTCAGCGGGAAAGTGGATGTCGTTGAACCGTTCCCGTTGGGTGCTGGCGTTGAGCGCTTCGATCTGGAGTTCGTCTACCCCGGGATCGAGGATGGCGAGGGGTTGATGTTGCGGCGGCCGGTGAGCTTGACGCAGCTGGAGCTCCACGAGTACCGCGAATCGCTGGTGGCGAAGCTGGCGCAGTTGGGTGAGGCTGAGCGTACGGGTGATTGGCCAGCGGTCGTGAGCGACGCGGCGTGTGGTGAGTGTCCGGCGAAACTGTCGTGTCCGATTCCGGTCGAGCTTCGCGATTACCGCGGGAAGATCAACACGCTCGAGGAGGCGATGGAGTCGGCTGAAGTGTTGGATCGGCGGAAGGACAAGGATGATGCGCTGCGGCGGGAGCTGAAGGCGTTTTCGAAGGCTCGGGGGGTCAATATTCCTGTGGGTGATGATCGGGAGTGGGCGTTCGAGGTGCGTCCGGTGGAGGAAACGCGGGACAAGGAGGGTATGTGGGCGGCGATCGATCGTGCGACGCAATACGGCGAGCCGTTCGAGCGGTCTGAGTTTGTGGTGAAAAGGACGTCAACGAACTTCGTTTTGCGCAAGCGCGCGGTCGAGGATGGACAGGAGGCAGCGGCATGATGGATGAGGACGAGGAGCGCAGGGACGAGGACGAGCCGGTGACGATCAGTGAGGAGATTCCTGCTGAAGTGCCGGAGGGTATGACGCGGTATACGGTGTCGGTTTATAACTTTGTTGAGGGTGGTTGGAATGATCGGTTGGTGGTGGATCTGCCGTCGCGTACTCGACGTAATGCGGCTGTGGCCGAGGCATTCAGACGTGGGCGGATCGAGAAGCCGCAAGACTTGTCGCGGTTGCATATTCGTGTGTTGGATGAACTGAACGCGGCTGAGGTCCCGATCAAGGCCCGCGAGGATCAGGACCCCTTGGCGAATCTGGTTATCGGGTGAGTCGTGTGCGAGCGGCACGAGGATTGGTTAGAACCCGGCGAGGATGGTATGTGGCCGATGCGGTGTGTCAACGGGCACCGTTGGTGGGGCCGCGAACTCCCTCGTTCGTCTACGACTTTGTCAGGCGAAATAGTACCTGTGTGGTGCTCAGAATGCGGCGAGTTGGGAGAGGTCACCGATGAGTGGGAATGTTGAGTACGAGGTGCGACTGACTGCGGAGGAGATCCGTGGCTTGCTGCACGTGTACGAGCTTGAGGAGTCCCCGGTGACATTCGCCGACCTGCGAGAGCCATGTGAGCGTGCGGAAGAGAAGTTGCGGGCCCTCCTAAGAGACCTACCATGACGATAAACAATAAAAGGAGCAGGCATGGACTCAAACGTTTATGACGCACTCATAGGGAAGAAGCTTTTCGTTCGCACCGTCACTTACCATCTAGTCGGAGAGGTTGAGGGTACTCTCGGTGATCTTCTAGTGCTGAAGGACGCTTCATGGGTTGCGGACAGTGGTCGATTCAGCAAGGCATTGAAGGACGGGATGCTCAATGAAGTGGAGTTCGTTGGTAATGCGTGGGTAAACGTGGGAGCTGTTACCGACATGTTTCCGTGGGGACATGACCTGCCGGTGGGGACGCGGTAATCCGCCGTGGTTGTCGCCAGCACATACGCGGGGTCGATGTCGTGGTCGAGGTCGTGGTCGGGGTCGGGGTCGAGGTCGTGGTCGTGGTCGATGTCGTGGTCGAGGTCGATGTCGAGGTCGAGGTCGAGGTCGTGGTCGGGGTCGGGGTCGAGGTCGATGTCGGGGTCGGGGTCGAGGCGGAGGGCGAGGGCGAG